TCAGGTTCTTGTTCAGGTTCTTGTTCATGTTCTTGTTCAGGTTCCTGCTCAGGCTCCTGTTCAGATTCAGGTTCAGGTTCTTGTTCAGGTTCTTGTTCAGGTTCTTGTTCAGGTTCTTGTTCAGGTTCTTGTTCTTGTTCAGGTTCAGGTTCTTGTTCAGGTTCTTGTTCAGGTTCTTGTTCAGGTTCTTGTTCAGGTTCTTGTTCAGGTTCTTGTTCAGGTTCTTGTTCAGGTTCTTGTTCAGGTTCTTGTTCAGGTTCTTGTTCTTGTTCAGGTTCAGGTTCAGGTTCTTGTTCTTGTTCAGGTTCTTGTTCAGGTTCTTGTTCAGGTTCTTGTTCAGGTTCTTGTTCAGGTTCTTGTTCAGGTTCTTGTTCAAGTTCAGGTTCAGGTTCTTGTTCAGGTTCTTGTTCAGGTTCCTTTTCAGGTTCCTGCTCAGGCTCCGGTTCAGATTCAGGTTCAGGCTCCTTTTCAGGTTCAGGTTCATCTAATACATATATTTTGTAAGTATTAATTCTTGATAATAAATCATTTGTATTATGTTTATGATGTACAAGTATATCGTGAACTTGATATTCATCGTAATCTAATATGGTTTTTGTAACTAATACATTTCCACAAATATCAAAATGAGGATGTGAAATATTATGAGTATAATTATTTATATTTCTATTCATAGTTCTTTTATTAATTTGAAATATATATTGGAACTCACCTACTACAGTTAATTTTTCTCTATTTTCATAAACTGTATTATTTGATAATATTATATTAAAATCGTTTGGTTCAGGCTCTGGTTCAGGCTCTGGTTCAGGCTCTGGTTCAGGCTCTGGTTCAGGCTCTGGTTCAGGTTGTGTTATTTGTGGACATAAAATAGTTCTTTGTAATCTTAATAAATTTATATGATCTGATGAAGATTGTGATTCTTTTTTATTATTAAATCCTTTGAACTTTACCATTACTTATTATTTATATTAAATAAATATATTAAAAAAAAACTATTATTATAATTTATACAATGCAGATTTTTGTAAAGACATTAACAGGAAAAACTATTACTTTAGATGTGGAAGCTTCTGATACAATTGATAATATTAAAACCAAAATTCAAGACAAAGAGGGAATTCCACCTGATCAACAAAGATTAATTTTTGCCGGAAAACAATTAGAGGATGGTAGAACATTATCTGATTATAATATTCAAAAAGAATCTACACTTCATTTAGTTCTTAGATTAAGAGGTGGACAATAAATATAATAATTTATAATTATATTTATCTAAAATAATTTTAATTCAGCTAATTTATGATGAGTAAATGATAATACAGGGCGTTGAGTAAATCTTTCTTTTTTTAAACTTGTTGTTACATTTAAATAGGAATCTAAAATACTTTTATCAGAATTTTCAAAATTATCTAAAAAGTTGTTAGTTAAAGCACCTTGGAATTGATTATCATTTCTATCAAAATAATCCGCACTAGTTTGATCATCTTCGCATCCACTTATTTTAACTATATTACATAATTCTTTTATTTGCGTGTCAGTATATCCAGTATCATGTGTAGATACTCTATCTATAATATCATATCTAAATGGAAGATTTAAATTACTACCTGAATTACAACAATCCATTAAAACAAAAGCATTAGTATCAATATGTAGTACATCTACAAAATTTGTTTTTAACCACGAATCATAAATTACACCTTTATGTAAATAATCTGATGGACATAAAACTTCAGTAGTTCTAGAATGATCAATTACAAATCTAGTTCCATGTCCTGAATAACTTAACCAAATATTTGCTTCAGGATTAGAGAAGGAAAAGTAGGATAAATTTAAAATTTCCATTTCAATCGCTTCTTTTGTAGCTTCATTATTTACAAGTGTAATTATATCTTTATCTTCAAATCCACATTTTTCTTTTAAAAACTGTTTTAAATTATTCAAGTCATTAACACATCCATTTAAATCATCATCTTTATATTGATCCTCATCATAATTTATTCCAATTAATAATGCTCTTTTCTTTTTATCTTTACAAAAAAAAGGTTTCAATTCAGACTTATTTTCATCTAATGGAGGTAAATAAGGAGTTCCACAATCGCAATGTGTTTCTTCATTGATATGTTCATGACTTTCATCAGATGAATAATCAACCTCTTCTATTATATTATTATCAATTATTAAATTTTCATTATTTGATGATTGAAAAAAGAATTTAACAAAAAAATTTCCCATTATAATAATTAGTAATATAAAATTAAATAAGAAATATTTTAATGATTTTTAATTAATTTTCTTCTTCTTCTTCATCACTATCACTATCATCATAAAATAATCTATTCATATTTATAACCTCTGGTTTATTTTCTTCATGAACAAACAACTTATTGATTAATGCGTCATCTCTGAAACGAACACTATATGTATTTTGAAAATTGCTTCTTCCTATTCTGCCCAAAGCTTGAATTGTTTTTTCTTGTGTCATGTTTTCCAAATCCTTTCCGATATACCCATGACAAAATTGATAATTAGTTCCATAAATGTAATTGGATGAAGCAATAATCATAAACAATTGTTGATGCATAGCCAAATCCTTCATAATTTGTGTATAATCACCATTTTCATGTTCAATAAAAACACCAATTCCCATTAACAATAATATTTTCCAAATATCATCAACATTCTTTAACATCATAATTTTAACAACTATGGGCTCCGAAATATTACATGTAAAAGAGGTAGTTGTTGATTTATCACTAGCCCATTTATTTATATGTTCTTTTCTATTTGGTATAAATAAATCATTTAATTCAATAGATTTGATACAACTTTGTAAATCTTCTATTTTTTTTCTAATTTGACGCATTTCTGGTGGTAATCTATCTTTAATCATTTTATTACTATCTTCCTCAATATTAGCCGTTCCATCTTCAAATTGTTTATCTAATTTATCAATTTCTACATGTAATTTATTATTAAAATCAATAGATTCATTTATTTCTTTCATAATCTGAATAGGTATTTTAGCTTGTTGTGTACAGAACTTAGCAATCTTATTTATATCTTCTGCTAAAAATATAGTAGGTCCATCTGTAAGTGTATAAGCATCTTTGGTAATAAAGTGACCGGTTGAATCATATAGTTGATGATCTTTTTGCTTAAAATGATTGTAAATTTTATTCCAACTATCAGGTTCAATATTTTTCAATACTAATAGATAATAATTTTTAATATTATACATATCGATCTCTTCAATAGATGAGAAGTATCTTTCTATAAAATATCTTTCATTTGAAATATATTTTTTTCTATCAACATAAATTAAAAACTTAGCAATTTCATTTAAATCAAAATAACGCAATATTGTTTTATAGTTTTCACAATGATCAACACAGGTAAGTAATGAATTATAATCTTCCCATAATAAATGTGGTAAACAAACCTCATTATTTTTGTTTAATACCGGAATTGATTTTTTACAATCATGGCTAACAATTGAATGTACAGAACCGCGAAATTTTGAAATAAAACTGGATATAGTATCTCGTAATTCTTCTTCTTTTGGCAATGTTGCCGATGACAAAATAACATTAGGTATCAAATTATTTTTCCAATTATTTTTAATAATTGGATGAAGAGGATGATCCATCTCATCCATACTAATAGTAGGTTCATCCCAAAAAGTAATAATGTTTTCTTTTTGATTAAAAGCGGACATATAATGCATTGCAGGTATATATGATTTAATATCACATATAATTATTTCAACAACTCTACCATCACTATGGTCAATTTTCCTGGATCCATTTTTATAGGTTATATATTGTCCATCATTTTTACAATATTTTCTACCACATGAGCAAGTTCCATTTTCATTTGATTCATGTCTGAACCAAGTATTTCCAGCAGCATAATTAAGTCGTATATCTGTTGCATCCGAACAATTAAATGCGAGTGCTATTTTTTTTCCAATTGATAGTGCGGATTTTGCCAAGGCTAAACCTACATGTCTAGCAGCACATACAAATATAACTCTATATTCCTCTGATAATCCAATAGGACTAAGGGTTTTTCCGGTGGCTGTAGGAGCTATATATAATACTAATTTAGGTTCATTAACTGATAATTCTCTTAATTTAGTGGATATACCTTCAGATTTGAATACAGAAGATTGTTTTTTGAACAATGAAAATATTTCTTTTTGATGATTGAACAATTGAATATCTGAAAATTTATTAACATAATCGTTTTTTTCAATTATTGCTTGCGAATTTTCTATAACATAATTTAAATTAATATTATCTGTATATTTTGTAATTAAAAATTCTATAAATGATACAATATAAGTATTAACATTATCTATTTTAAAACTATTTAGTTTAAATAAGGAAAGGTAATAATAAGTATACTTAGATGATTTTTTATGAAATTCATATAAAAACTTCTTACAAAGTTCAATTAAGACAGATTCAAATATAAAGACATTATTTTTATTTGAATCATAAGTATCTACTTTCATTTGATCTATTTTTTTTGGCTTATCCTTTTTCTTTATATTTGTTTTAAATGTATAATTTAAAGTAAATTTTTTATTCATTTCGTCAATAGATTTACGAAAATATTTATCATATAAATAATAATTATTGATATCATTATTAGCAATCTTAATATAACTTAATAAAGATAATGTATCATTAAATTTACTATTTACATTAGAATAACCATCTTTGATAAATTTTATAATTTTTTTTTCTTGTGAATTAACAGGAATTTCTATACTTTCCCATTCAAGTTTTGATAATTTTTGTTGATACAAATCCATTTTACTATTTAATATAAATTAAATGTTAAATAGTAAATCAATTTAATTATTAATTTAAAATTAATTTTTTGTCTAATATACTATTTGATTTATATTTTATAATATCTAGTTCATTAGATGTTGTTTTAAACATATCTTTTCCATATATATCTTGTAATAATAACCACTCAAATAACCCACCTAGATATAAATAAACATTTGTAAACCCAAGGTCTATAAATTGATTATATTTTTTATATACTGAATCATCATTACAATTTTTACCATAAATAATTATATTATGAGATTTATTATTATTTACCAAATCATTAATTATTTGTTCTTCTGAAGAAAAATGAATTGTTTTATATATTAAACAATTCTGTTCATGATTAGGTAATGTATTTATAAGTAGATAATTAGAATTATTGGTAGATAATTTAACATCTTCATAATTTATTTTTGGAATTAACATATTTTTTCCTTTTATAAAATTAAAAAAATAATCCATATGTAATAATATTATTAATATAATATTTTTAATTATATTTTATTTAAGTATAATTATTTATTTTTTTGATTATATTAATAATATAATATAATATAATATAATTATGAGTAATCTTTATGGTGATAATACAATAGATGTTTCGGGTGGAATAGTATTTGCTACTTTATATAATTCTAATAAATTAAAACAAGATCTATCTATAGTTGACCAAATAGCAGATGATGGAGAATATGGTAATATTGTTGATATTACACTTCAACCTAAAAGAATAAATTATAATACTTTTAGACATGTATTTTTCCCTACTAATAATAAACATTTTCAAATGAATATTACAAAAAATAATATTATTAACTTTAATAATTGGTCAATAAATACTGGCGATGGAGTACATGAATTTGTTTTTTACGATTTTATGATTTCAGCTATTGAACATTTTCTAGGCGTTAGTAGAGAAAATTTTAATCCTGCAGTTAAAATTCATTTAGAAAAAAAATTAGCGGGAATGCGTAATTTCAAGGAATTTAATAAGAACGGAACAGGATACGCATTAACTTGGAATGAAATCACAACATTATTAGAACAAATAGGCATATTATATAATGATACAGATGATAATAGCGCATTATTAACATTAATTTTAAATTTTAACAGTCCTTATGTTCCAGGATTAACAATTAGAATGTATTTTCCATTTATTGTTTATGATATTTATAAGGATTGGCACCATGATAATAAAAGAGAGAGACGATAAAAATTATTATTAATGATTATATTATTATTAATAATTATGTTTAGTATTATTATTATTACATATTTTATTATGTCTTCATCCCTACATTCATCGAATTCTTTTTTTAAAATAGCTCATAGAGGATATTCTGAATATTACAAAGACAATAGTATAATATCATTTGAAAAAGCTATAGAAAATAATTTTGATATGATAGAAACAGATATACAATTATCAAGAAATAAAGATATTGTTTTATATCATGACATTCATATAGATAATAATTATATTAGTGATATAAAAACAACTGAATTGATAAAAAAATATAATATTATTACCTTAGATGACTTTTTCACAAAATTTATTAATGTAAATAAAAATATTAAAATCAATTTCGATTTAAAAGGCAATGAAGAAGTATTAGTTTATAAATTAATAAAAACATTGATAAAATATAATATTGATACTTCGCAAATTTATATATCATCATTTAATAGAAATATTCTCACAAAAATAAATCATTATAAATGTTTATATAATATGAATTATAAAATAGGATTTATAACATCTAATATATTTACACGCGAGGAAAGTGATACATTATTAAAAAATATAGATTTTTTTGTAATGGATTATACAATTTTAACACATAATATTATTGATTATTGTCATTCTAAAAATATAAAAGTCTTTACATACACAAATAAAGATATTTATACATATGACATTATTACTAGATATAATGTTGATGGTATATATTCAGATTGTAAATTTCCTGATATTAATCAAATTTAACTATAATTTCAACATCTTCTTTTTTAATACTTTTAACTGCTGATACACTAAGTTCTTCTCTCTTTTTTCTTGTTTTGTTATTAGAATAAGATTCTTTATTTTTCTTAGATGTACTATTCCGGTTGTTCATATCGTTTTCAATGGTTGTATAATTATTTTCTATATATTTAATAACATCATTCTCAATAGCCCATTTAAAAAAGTTTAATTGACCAATTGTTGTTTGAATTACTTTGCCATCTTTATATGGTATTGTTATTCTGTCCCATCTACAAAATGGATCGAATCGTTTTTTACTATAAGCTTTTAACTTTAATTTGTAGTCAAAATAAACTTTAAATCGAACAGTATTCTCATTTTTAACAATATTATAAACAGTAAAATCTTTTTTAGCATAATTAGTAACAAACCAATCTACTATTCTGAGAGAGATAGAAGATTCACCATTTATAATATTTAACATTTTATTTAATGTAGGCTCTTCTTCATAGTATTCAAGTAAATTCTTTAATAATAATTCGTTTTGCGTTGTATAAACTTTTGCCATCTTTATATTTAATCACTGAGAAGTATTTAAATATATTTCGCACTTAATTACTTTTTTTAATTGTAAGTTGTTTTGTAAATAAAAATTTCTTACAATTAATTCTTCCTCTATGTATATTACATTTTAAACATGAAATAAGTGTATTATCATTATTGTGTCCTTTGAAATTATCTATACGATCCAATGTCCATTGATCTTGTTGTAATTTTTTAGCATATATAATAAATATATGTTTACTACAATAGCTACACTTTAGGTTTGATTCAATTAATTTTGTTAATATATCATCAAAATTAATACAACTTGTATTATCATGAATATTTTTTGTTTTGTCTTGTTGAAGATATCCGCTAATTTTTTTATTTATTTCCTTTTTAATGTAAAAATGTGGAGTATCGAGGTTATCTTCTAAAAATATATTATTTATATATAATAATTGATTTTTTCTCTCTAACCATTTACTTGGTATTTCAACCGAATTTTTTTTTTCTCCGTAATCCTTGACTAAATTTATATTTTTAGTATTAGAGTTATTTTCCATATAAATAATAAAATAAAATAAGTTAAACTTTATTATATATAATATATATAATAGAATAATGGATAATCAACAATGCAACGAACTTAAAAACATACAATATAAGTCTATGCTTTTAAGTAAAAAGTCCACTACACCCGAATTGATTTCCAAAACAAATTATATAGATATTGATAAATTTTTAGATGAAGAGAAAAAAACTCGTTCAAATGAAAATTGGAATAAGATGGACAAAACATTTAAAATTAAAAAGCTAAATCAATACGCAGAAAAATTTTGTTTAAAGCATAATTGTCCTGAAAATTGTATTAAAAATTTGAAATTATTGTTAAAAAATCATCTTGATAAAAAACGATTATTAAGTAATAAAGAAGTAGAATATAGTAAAGAAGAACAAGAAATTACCAATATACCTAGTTTAAATTATAAAAATAAGAGATTTACTATTGACAGAAATGACAAAAGAGTATCTACTATTAAGTCATTGGCTCCTGCTAAAAAGACACTTAAATCTATAAATAAAAAATCTCGTAAAATTTCTCCAAAAATCAAAATAAAAGACGACCTATAAACTTTTAATATAATTAAATTGATATAAACTATTAATAATATATTATACCAATAATATAAATGAATATCAGATTAGATGTTGAAAAAATTATTAATATAGTACAAAATATTAATATTAAGATTAATAACTTCCCTTATAATGATGATAGTCATGAAGAATTTGATAATCTAATAGAGTCAGCGTGTCATATTATAGACGATTGTATTACACAAAATCCATTGGAGTTAAGTAATCCTAAATTTAATGATACATTAAAAGATTATGTGATTCATTTATTAACTGAGCAATTAGTTGATGTAGAAGAAGAATATAGATTACAATACCTTTTAGAGAATGTTTATAATTCTGCTTTTAATATATATTTTTCAAATATAATGCCCCCTAGATCTTATAAAACTACATACATAAGAAAAATTCCAAATACTAAAAAAATGGATGAAAAAATCAAATATTTAAAATCAAAACCTCAGCCGGACCAGCGGACAAAAGATTGGTATTTACGAAGATATAATATGATCACAGCAAGTAACGCATGGAAAATTTTAGATTCACAATCTAATGTGAATAGTATTATTTATGAAAAATGTGTGCCATTAGACACAAGTAGAAATGATTCATTAAATACAGGAACAGCATTTCATTGGGGACATAAGTATGAACCATTATCAGTAATGTATTATGAATATACATATAAAACTAAAGTAGAAGATTATGGTTGTATTGGACACGATGATTATTCATTTTTAGGAGCTTCACCAGATGGAATTAATGTAGATAGTTCTTCCTATAGACATGGTAGAATGTTGGAAATTAAAAACCCGGTTAATCGAATACTAGATGGAAACCCAAAAAAAGAATACTGGATTCAAATGCAGTTACAAATGGAAGTATGTGATTTAAATGAGTGTGATTTCTTAGAAACTACTTTTAAAGAATATGAAGATAAAGAGGAATTTGATAATGATGGTGATTTTACCTACACAAAAGAGGGTCAAATAAAGGGTGTGATTATGTATTTCCTAGATAATGGTAATTATCATTATGAGTATGCGCCATTATATATTACACAGGAAGGATTTGATATATGGGAAAGTAAAATGATGGAAAAAAATGAGTCAAAATTGTGGCTTAAAAATATTTATTGGAGACTACACGAAGTGAGTTGTATTTTAGTTTTAAGAAACAAATTTTGGTTTAAAAATAGTATTGAAAAGATTGAAAATATATGGAAAACAATCGAACATGAACGAGAACATGGATACGAGCATAGAGCACCAAATAGACGCGAAAAAAAAACGATTCCTCTAGTAAATTCTGAATATAAAGCGAAATGTTTAATAAATGTTATGCAAGTTTCGAATATAGAAGATGGTAGTTATAATAATATATCTATTCCTGATTCACAAATAGATAAAGTTAATAAAATTAGAACAGAATCGTTTGATGAAGTTAATAAAGATAAAGTACTGGAAATGCTGAGTACACCTCCTTCTACACAAGATAATTAATTATTAGCACAAGTTAAAAAATGATTGACACGAATACCAGCATCAAATGGAACAACATCGATATCTGTATTTTCACCTAGAGTATAGTCAACACTTTCACTATATTTTTCAGGATATAATACTTGTAATGGTTCTCTTCTATTTTTTATTTGCGTATCATAAATTGTATAAAAAATATAGGCTCCTGCTAAAAGTAAGATAATGTTAATTAATAGATTGGTCATTTATATATTGATTTTATATTATTTTTAAAAACTAAAAATAATATCATTTTATAATGGTTTAAAATATAGTTCACATAATATACTATTATAATGGCAACTTTTGTTGATGAAATGCGTGTAACAAAAAGAAATAAATCATTAGAAGATATTTCTTTTGATAAAATTTTAAAACGAATTAAATCTGTTGGTAAAGAACAAAATTTACAAAATATTAATTATAGTGCGTTATGTTTAAAAATTATTGATCAATTATATGATAAAATTGAAACAACAAAAATTGATGAATTAACTGCTGAACAATGTGCATCTCAAATTACAAAACATCATGACTTTGGTTCTCTTGCTAGTGCAATAGTTATTTCAAATTTACATAAAAACACCAAGGCAAACTTTCTATCTGTTATGAGACATTTACAATCCAATAATCTTATTACTAAATCAATAGTAAATATTGCTGATAAACATAAAGAAATTATTAATCAAGTTATTGATTATAAAAGAGATAATTTGATTGATTATTTTGGTTTTAAAACATTAGAGCGTGCGTATTTAATGAGAGTGAATAAAGTAATTACAGAAAGACCTCAACATATGTGGATGCGTGTAGCTATTGGTATTCATGGTGATAATATTGAAAGAATTAAAGAAACATATGATTATATGTCGCAATTATATTTTACACACGCTACACCTACCCTTTTCAATGCTGGAACTCCTAGACCTCAGCTAAGTTCATGTTTTTTATTATCGTTGGAAGATGATAGTATTAATGGAATCTATAACACACTCAAAGATTGCGCATTAATATCTAAGTGGGCTGGTGGCATCGGTTTACATATTCATAATTTACGAGCAACTGGAAGTCATATTCGTGGTACAAATGGAACCTCTAATGGAATAGTTCCTATGTTGCGTGTATTTAATATGACGGCAAGATATGTCGATCAAGGTGGTGGTAAAAGGAATGGTAGTTTTGCCATTTACATGGAGCCATGGCATGGTGACATAGAAGAATTCTTAGATTTACGAAAAAATCACGGCGATGAAGAAATGCGTGCTCGTGATTTATTTTATGCTCTTTGGATTCCTGATCTTTTTATGAAAAAAGTAAAGGCTAATGAAGACTGGTGTCTTTTTTGTCCAGATATGTGTCCTGGATTAAGCGATACTTATGGTGAGAATTTTGAATTATTATATAATAATTATGAATCAGAAGGAAGATTTATTAAAAAAGTAAAAGCCAGAGATTTATGGTTTAAAATTTTAGACAGTCAGATGGAGACCGGAACACCATATCTTTTATATAAAGACGCATGTAATAATAAATCTAATCAAAAAAATTTAGGTACCATTAAATCTTCTAATTTGTGTACTGAAATTGTAGAATATAGTGATAGTACAGAAAGTGCTGTATGTAATTTAGCTAGTATTGCGTTAAGTAAATTTGTAAAAGAAGATAAATCTTTTGATTATGAAAAATTACATGATGTAGCAAAGACTGTAACATACAATTTAAATAAAGTGATTGATGTTAATTATTATCCTACAGAAAAAACTGAAAAATCGAATATGCGTCATCGTCCAATTGGTATAGGCATTCAAGGATTAGCTGATGCTTTTATGTTAATGGATCTTGCTTTCACAAGTGAAAAGGCAAAACAAACAAATAAATTAATATTTGAAACTATTTATCATGCATCATTAGAAATGTCTAATGAAATATCAAAATCTAGATATGAATTATTTAAAGAAGGAACATATAAATATCCCTCTGATATGACTAAAACAAAACAATTTAATAAATATGAAGCGGATAATTTAAATAAAATAGATGAAAAACACATTGGAGCTTATAGTACATTTACAGGGTCTCCAACATCACAAGGAATATTACAATTTGATATGTGGAATGTTGAACCATCTACTAATTATGATTGGAATAAACTTCGTGAGGCGATTAAAGAATATGGAATTAGAAATTCATTATTATTAGCTCCTATGCCTACT